TACCTTTGTATTGTGTGTAAAATTTTTTATTAAGCATAAGCCTAATCATTTGTTTTTCTATCATCTAACTCCTCCTCTAGTTTTTCTATTTTAAATTTTAGTTTTATTTTATCTAATCTTATATTTTCATTTTCGTTTTTTAATCTTTTGACTTCTGCGTATAAAGCCATTATTTCTTCTGATCTATCTTTATCCATAAAATATCTTTCTTACTTGCTCTGTGTCATAATACTTTAAGTCATCTTCTAATGGTTTAACAATTATATTTTCAAACCCAGATGATCTTAAATCTTTTGCCATGTCATATGCTTTTGTTGTAGCATCTCTATCTAAACATATATATAAATTTTTATATGGTTTTAAGTGTGATTTCTGTACATCTTTTAATTTTGTACCCATGATTGCTATACCAGTTAATATATTTGATACTGCACACGCAGACGGACAATCCTCTACAATTACTGCATCACTACACTCACCACATTTGAATGGCACATCTTTATTGCCATACATAAACCATTTAGGAAAATCATTTTTATTTAATGCTCTACCTACTGCACCTACTATTTTGTGTGATATTCTATTCTTAACTAAGAATACAACTCTATCTTGCTTTACATCATATTTAAAATCTGCTCTACCCCATGACCAAGACTCCCAACAATTATTATTGGATAGCCAACGCATAGCTTTTTCATTTGAGTATATTGATTGGAAGCTATCTGGTATTTTAAAATTAACATCTTCTATATGTAATTCTTGATTGCCATGAAATACTCTCTCTACATATTGCATATTTTTTTCTCCTTGTTTTTTACCTTTAGCACTACAAGAAGCGTGAAAGCAATACCAATTTAAATTACCCTCTGTTGTATCTACAGAGAAAGTATTTCGCCCACTACAGAATGGACAATCTAATCTTATCTGTGTATCTGATGGAATAAACAATCCCTCCACTACTGCTAGCTGTTGCTTATAATTCAACTGGTATTTCCTCGTATGTTATTGAGTATCTATTAGTAGCATAGAAAGAATCTTTTTCTATCTTCATTAGATTGTGATTTAAATATTCAGCTAATTTATTTTCTATCTGTTCGTAAGTTGGTTCTACCTCGAATGGTACTATTGCTGTTGCTTCTATTCCTAGTCCTGTTAGTCTTATTTTGTATTTTTTCATTATCTAATCCCTTATCATAGTTTGTTTTATTTGTCAAGTTATTTTCTTTTTTTATTTTTTTATAGTAGTTTGGGTGCTTAAATTCAAACATGTTTTAATTCTTCCCTTACATATCTTTTTAATTCACTATCTTGTATATTATCTGGTATTGTATTTTTGTAAAATAATTCATAACTATCACTACCATACTTACCTATACCATATAATTTTGTTGCATCATTTCCATCCCACTTAATGTAATCCTCAGACATTCTATATATCCTATTTGCTCTTACATGTTTAAGACCAAGATCACCTAGCATAGATGCTATTGTTTCTCTATCAGACTCTAATAAATCTTCAGCTGTTGGAAATCTCTCGAAGAAAGCAGGTAATAATTTTTTTACTTTTTTTCTTCCTGTCTGATTTAAACAGATAACACCTACCATATGTTGCCAAGCATTTATAACCTGCTGTTGTACCATTAGATCATCACGCATGGCAGATATATTTTTTCTATCTGATTTATTTTTTAATGATTGTTTGTAACTCTCTTTGAGATCTTTTTGTTCCTGTTCAAATCTATCTATCATTCTTCCTCTTTTTCATTATTAAATCTTATAACCATTACTATACCATTATCATCACTATGTAATATCTCATTGTCATGCTCTGGGCATTTATCAACCCACTCTTGTATTCTCTCATCATTTATTTCCATTAATGCTCCTTGTAGCTTACTTGTTTTATTTCACGACTCCAACAGGCACGACAACTACCACACTCACCATCTTGTTTGTAAGCAGGACATTCTCTACCCACTGCAGGTTTATCTTTGTGTACACCAGAAGTCCACTTCCAAAACTTAGGTGGTGGATTATCTACTTTGATTGCTGATACACGCAAACATAAATTCTTTGGCACATCTTCCTCTTTTATATTTTTTATAAACTGATATTCTCTTGTGGCTAACCAATAGTTTATATGTGGTGTCAACTCACACACCTCAAATATTTTCATAAGATGACCAAAAGATTGTAGATCACCTGCGTCAAACCACCTGTGATAAAGCCTTGATTTATCTAGCTTTTTGTACTTTAATGTCAGTAATTCTGCCATATAATCCACCCACTCTGGAAACTCTATAGCCTTACGTCTTATCTCATGTGCATCAAATACATTCTTGAAAGCATAATGACCTTTTAGTGCATAACATTTATTACATATAGTACCAGGTATCTTTGCTAACTTAGCACCAGTTATACATCTCTTTGCCGATATACCCCACGCATACGAGGGCATCTTACTGGGATTGGATAGTGTGCCTATCTTTTTTTCTATTTCTTTTACCTTCATAATATAATTCCAACAACAAAGCCAATGATAAACCAGACAATCTCTGTCCTGTAATACAATGACCACACACTAATCTTTTTTATTAATGCTTTCATAATATCCTTTCTCACATAAATACTTGTAAAGATTTTTACAAGTCTTTGGTGTTTTATTTCCTAAATTAAAATTACCTATCACTGCTTTTGCAAATGATGTGTAGCCTGTGACTCTTGGATTAGTCATAAGCATTCCATGTTCTGCTTGCATTTTTAATGCACGAAGTAACATATTTTGTTGAAGTGTATAACCATCTTCAAACACATAAGTTCTTAAATCTGCCATTGATTCTCCTTTGTTTGATTATTTACACTAACACATAAAGTGTGGTATGTCAACTTCTGTGTATCTCGCAAATCTTTTCTTTTCACCTATGTAGTATTGTCTGTATGCAGTAATATAATCCTCATGTTTATATTCATCTGGCATACATTGTGGTGGTGGTGTAAATTTTACACTAGGAAAATTATCTTCAACATTCCATACTCTACCAATACCACGAAGCAAACTAATTATATTAGATGACTTGTGTATTTTTCTATATCTTTTTGTATATTGTTTTCCTAATTCCGTACCAAGCATAAGTGCATAGTTATAATTTTCTATTGAGTCACCAACCCATATTGTCATTGGGTGTTTGGGGTATGCAGGTTTATATAAATAATCATCTAATCCACAATGTCTTTGATATGCAGTTGATAACATCTGTGCAGTTTCTAATATCATTTTTACTACATGCTTATCACAATGATATTTAGCACATACTTTTGGTACTTTGTGTAAATGAAATATATTCATATCTTTTTGTCCAACCTCCTTATTCCAAATCTTAATTGATCTTTTGTTATCTTACCAGTATTATAATTATACTGCAAGTTTTGCCATAATCTAGTTATGTGATCTTTTGTAGTGCCTGCCATATCACACCATAATGCACAATCTGCACTATCAAACCAATTCTTTGCCCTATCCTGTAATGCAGGACTAGACTCACTATTACTTAATAAACCAAAAGAATCTTCCATCATCACTTGTATTTTAGCGATAGCTAGATTTTCTTCTGGTGTCCTATCTTTTTTTTCTTTTATTGCTTCCATATGTTTTACCTTACTATATTTTATTGTTAAAGTCAATGTGTCGCATTGTTTTTTCTCTCATTTTATGATATAGTGTCCTGTCGTTGCAGGGGGGTTAGTATATACTATTCTGTATCGTCTTTCTCCCATATCTCACCTTTCATATATTTTAACTTCTCTTTTCTTTTTCTTTCTTTTTCTACTTTATTAATTATGTAATACGCAATAGTTCCCCCTATTATTAGGGCAAACATATTGAATATAAACATACCAAGTCCATGATAAAATGTCATAATAAAAAAAGGGCTAGGCAATCTCTCGCCTAACCCCACCCTTTCCTATGTTATGAAGCCAAAGAAGATTGCTGTGCGTTGTACAACATTCTTGCTCTGATCTTCTCCTCTCTGGTAGGTGCTTTGCTACCAATGTTCATGATAGAGTCAACTGCGTCATCAATAGAGATAACCAAGTCCATTCCCATTTTATCTGCTAAAATCTCTGGTGCGATAGTCCAGTTAAACTTTTTAGCAAATTGCTCAACCTGAGAAAACTTAGTCATACTTTTGACTATCTCTTTGAAGCGATCAACTCTTGCCACGACAATCTGTATCCAAGCAGTATGGTGCTTGACTAGATCTTGTTTGGCATGGTGCATCATCTCAAACTTAGCAAACTCAAGTTCAGTACAAGGTATTGCACGGGATCGGCAACCACCACTCCCAATAATATTGAGAGCATACTTGCTTTGCCACTCCTCCATTAAGTTTGGACTACCTTGCTTACCCTCTAAGAAATGAGAGTTATCATTCCTAGCAGTAGCTAACCAAGGATTGCTACGTCTATCGTATCTGTCAGCACCTTTTTCATAGGTGATCTCAGCTTCGATATTGCAATCTGGATTTAGTCCTACTCTTTTCATATCATCACGATACAATGCGTATGCAAAGTTCATGCCATGATTTGCAGTAGAAGAACTATATCTACTTCGAGAGTCGCCATTATAACCACCATCAAGATGAAAAGAAAAATGACCACGCTTTTCTTCCTCATCTCCATACTGATCTAGTTGCATAACACCCTCAACATTCATGAAGAAACAACTATCTTTGCCAGTAGCATTGACAGTATTATATTTTCTCTGAAGTCGCTGAAGTTCTGCAACATCTTCAAGCTGATACTTTCTCTCAACTACCTCTTTCATTACTTTGAAAGA